TGCTTGCCGGCGATGGCCGACAGCATCTGCAACCGCTCGGCCGGCATGCCCTTACCCCCGACATTGACCGCGCACTCCCAGTCGGTGGCCAGCGCACGCGGATCGATGGCGACCCAGGCATGCCGTATTCTTATGACATTGGGTCTGTCCTGCTGGCGGGCCAGCATGCGGAGAAGGCCACTGTAGAGCGGCGCCAGACCGGTCTCGGCCAGGGTGCGCGCGACCATATCAAGTCTGTCCTGGGCGGCACTGGACTGTTGCGACACGGCGATGGGCGCGGTCGATTGCAGTTCATCAACAGTGAGACCAGCACTCGCCCTGGTGATACCGGTGCGGCTCTCGCGGATACTCTCCAGCACCGCCATGACAGGCAGCGCCTCTTTGCCCATGAAGGGCTTGGTCAACTCGGTCACCGCGCCGGCGGCGGCCACTCTTATAATACTGCCGATCGCGGTCTGCCGGACGTCGGCCATGTTGACCTGGCCCTGGGTCGCCACCGTCCTCGGAAACATGCTTTGGCCCAGACTGTCCAGGGTGGCCCGCATTACCCGGCTCTCGATCCGTTGCAGATCCATCACCATGTCGGCCTGCGACATGCCGATGACCTGACCCACCTCCCGATATGGCGTGAAACAGGCTAACGGTGTCTCGTCGACCCGCTCCCATTGTATAAGTGATTGGGCGTTGCCCAGCATATGCACATGGACAAGTTCGGCGCGGTGGTCACCGTCCGTGTCCATCCTGATCCAGCCCTCGGCATACCTGACGAGGCTGGTCGCCTTATCGTTCGGCGGGCTGGCGGCCATGTTGCGCCCCCTGGCCCCATCCCTGGCGATCACCTCCTGACGTCGCCGCATGTCCTGGCCGCGACCCCGATGCGCCAGCACCTTGTCCTCCGGCAGACCCATCTCGAGCAGTTCCGAGACCGTCACGTCGCGCACGTCCCACAGCGCCTTCGCGGTCGCGACGGTCGAGGCCGATGGGTCCACCCAGATACACTCCGCCGGCCGCTGCGTGATGTGCGGCCAGCCACGCGACGTCGACCGGGTGAGCGTGGCCGACCACAACTCGGCGGCCACTCCCTGGGACAGATACATCTGCCCCTCGGGGGTTTTGGCGAGCGCCTGCTGCTCCTGGGGCAGCATCGGGCGGCGAATGATCCGGCTCGCCTCGATCCCAGGTTCGGCGAGGAGCATCTGGAGTTGAGGGAGGAGGAGACCTTCACACACCTCGGTCCTGCTGGCCTGTCTCGCACCCCAGTGCCATCTGACCCAGCCAGCCTTGCGGGTCAGCGCGTCAAGCAACGCATCATGCAGAATGGTCCAGCCAGGATTGGCCGAGAACAAGGCCCATCTGGCATAATCCGTCGCCTGCCGCGCCAGTTGGGCCACCGTGCCATCCGTCTCTTCCGACGAAATGGGGCTGAAAGAGACGGGATCTTCAACCCCCGTGAAGAGACGCAGCAGGGAGGGGAGGGTCTGCCTGATGGTGTCCCTGACCACCGTCAAGGTGATGTTGCTGCGACCCTCCAGCCGCGGCGCGTTGGGTTCGCCTGCGTAATACTCCGAGGCCGTTATCCGCTGCCTGCTGAGCTGGTCATCGTAATTCCGGCAGGCGCTGAACCAGAACCGGGCGTTCTCGGCGATCTCGGCGTCGGTCTTGCCAACGCGTTGATACAATATCTCCTGCTGCCATTCGGCGGCCGCCGGCCTTAGGGATGGTCTTAATCCCGCCGCGTATCGCCTGAGCGTGGGCGGGAGGGACTGGTCACTGTCAGGCGGCGGATCATCATTGTTCTTCGGCGGCAGGAGGAAGGCCAGCATCTGCTCCGAGGTCGCATTGATGCCGATCGGGCGCATGCCTTTGGGCACGAGGTTGGGGATGGGGGGGAGGGGAGGGGGGCCGATGATGCCGCTCATGCCGTCGCCTCCACCGACCACACCCGCGAGGCGATCAACCGATTACGCGCCCGCTGCAAACGCGCGACCGCCTCATGATACGCCGCCAGCGCCTCCCTGTATTCCGCCTCCGGATCAATCTCGGTCATGACCGTCATACGAACTCCCCCGGTTGGAAGGCCATCCCAAAGGGCCGGCTGTCGTGCAACCCACTGGTCATGCCGCTGCCAACACCCAGTCCCTGCTGGGCAAAGGTGTGAATCAGCGCATCCGCCGCGTCGGGTGATGCCAGACCTCGGCTCCGCATGCTGTTCTTGCTCTCAACCTGTAGCCGCCCATCACTCAGGAAGGCATAGCGCGGGGCCACCAGATCATCCCTGAGTTGATCATCCAAGGGCAGGCGACAGGCCCGGCTCTCCAACCACTCCTTGGTCCGGACCCACAACTCGTCCCTGAGCCTCGCGTATTTGCCAGTGGTTGACGCCGCCTCGGAGACGTTGAGGCCCAGTATGGGCAGGTTCTGCTCGTGCAGGCGATCAACAACGCCACTGCCGATGCCAATGACATCAATGACAATGAGGGCGGGTTTGATGGTCTGGAGATCGTATTCGGCCTTGACGGCGCCGCTCAGCTGCATCGTGTCGAACTGCCGCCACCGCCTGGGCATCTCAGTGACCACGTTGCCGCGACGCTTGATGAGAACGGAGGCGTCACTGCCGAAACGAGCGACATCGATTCCCCATATTTCAGAGTCGGTCATGACAATGGGGATGTCCCGCCGCATCGCGCTGTCCACCAACTCAGCACCAATCAGGGTGTTGTCATCAGCCTGGGGAAACTCACCGAGGACACGGACACGGTAAGCATTGCTGTCGATGCCGTATCGTTTCTGGATCTCCTCGACAAAGCCTGGAGAGACACGCTTTGAGTCGGCCGAGGACACCTTCATGGTGTACCACCGATCCCGCTCCAGCATGTGACAGCGCCAGAAAAAACCACTGGAGCGGGTCGGGTTGCCAATCAGCAGAGTGATGGCGCCGGGGCTGCTCATGCTGCCGCCAGCAGCCTCGAAGACCGCCTCGGGTATGCCACTGGCCTCGTCAGCCACCAGCAGCACATGATCACTGTGCAGCCCGGCCATCGCCTCCGGCGTGTCGGCCCTGCTGGTCCGCGCGGTGATGAAACACTCCTGATCGGATCTGAGCGTTATGTGATCGCTGGTGATGTTCCAGAGATCCCGCCACCCCTTCGGCAACAGATTGAACCACTTGATGGTCTCGGGCCACAACGCGTCAAACAACTGCGGACTGGTCGGCGCGGTGCAGGCGATCTTGAAGGGGGCCCTGGTATTCGCATACCACGTGAGAACCCACGCCGCGAAAGCCGTCTTGCCAACACCATGGCCGCTGCGGATGGCAATCCGGGTGTGGCCTTTGGCGAGAGCCTGTAAGGCCTGGAGTTGCCATTGGTCGGGCTCAACGCGCAGCACCTCCCGCACAAACGCAACCGGTGCGCGGGCGTAACGGGATATCGCGACGTGGAATGGGTTCTCGGCCTTGGCGATCCGCTCGCCCCAGTCGGCCGGGAGTGTCGATGGGGCGGGGGCGGCGGTCACTTCTCCCGCTCCTTCAATAACCGATCCAATAAATCCTCAATGCGGATCAAACGAGAATTTATCGAGCCATACTGAACCAGCCGACCCTCGATCGCGGATAACCTCGGCTCCAGACGCCACATGCGATGCTGCACGATGTCAGGCAACATCAACACAGCCATCACACGAAAAGTCAGACCATGCGCGGCCAGTATCGAACGCGCCTCGCGCCGCAACACCGGACCACAAATCAAACGCCACTCATGCTCCGAATAAGCCGCCATGTCCGCGAGCGTCCGCATCGACTCGCGCTCGGCAAGCGCACGCAAACGCGCCGACATCGGAACCTCAACCAACGCACGATCACGAGGCGGACCCGCCGCCGCAGCCAACGCCTCGTAATCAGACGCCTCAGTGTCAATGTCGGCGTCGGCGTCGGTGTCACTCATCCCGGCTTGTCCAGGCAACGCTCAATGATCGTCTTCATCAACGCGTTCCTGGCCTCGCTGTTGTGCTGCACACTGTACGCGAGACCGCCCATGAACATGATGTTGAGGAGGGCGAGGAGGAGGAAGGCCGGAGGAAGAGCACGAATGAGCTTGTCGGGTATGCCGGCCAGCAACTGCTGCGTGCTCTCGTTCATCACACGCCACACATGTGGCGCAGCCACCAGTCGAACGCGGCGAACGTGATCTTGCCCTCACGCCACAGCGCCTCAATCCGGCGATTGTGAACACGCATCTCAACAGAAGTCATGACGTTGCCGTGGCGTAACGATGTTGTGGGATTTTGGTGGGGAATTTGAGGGGGGGGGCCTGAGCCAACCTTTAACCGTTGTGGTTTCGTAACTACGTTTGGGAATTTTTCGCCA